TGCGGTAGGCATCAGGCAGCACCGCGCCAGTCGCGGTTGGCACAATGCGGTTCCCCAACAATTCCAGCGCCGTGTCTTCTTCATCCGGGCCAACCAGCAGCACCATGGAAGAAGGCGGCGGCAGCGGCGCTGCGCTTTCACCCGCGCGGGCCGGGCTGGTTTGCTTGGTCAGCAGCGCGCGCAGCTCAGCAAAGGTGCCGGCGGCCAGGTTGCCAGCCGTGCCCAGGTTATTACGGCCCGCCGCGAACAGCGCCGTGGCGCCACCCGCCGGCCAGTTGGCATTGGCGGTCAGGATGCCGAACACCACGCGGCGCAGCGCTGTGTAGCCAGCCAGGGCCGCACCCGAAAGCACATCCTGGAAGGCGCGCGTATCGTCATTCACCAAAGCCTGGCGCGTCAGCGCCACCAGGCGGCCGCGTTCCTGCACCGCATAGGTCTGGCCTTCTTCCGCGATCGAGCCGTAGGTATAGGGTGCGCCTTCAGAAATGGCGGCCACCTCCGGGAATTGGCCCGCAAAGGCAGAAGTGATGGTTTTGAAATCCGCCACATCAACTTCGCGCGTCCAAGAAGCCCAGGTGTTCGGGTATTGGCCAAACAGGCCCTGCACAGACTTGTTCGCGGAATTGACAAGGATCAGCGGGAAGTCGCTGGTGGAATGCTGCGCGTTGATCCGCCCGGACAAAACCATTTCCGCCAGATCGGCGCCGGACATGCGATGCACGTCTTTCACACCATTCGCCACTGCGATTTCACGCATAAGGCCATGGAAGCCCATATTGGCGAATTCGCGGCTTTCCGCCGGCGGCGCCTGGTTGGAAAGCTGCGCGGAAAGCGCACCAGTCCAGCGGGCGCGCAGCGTATCGCGTTCATCACGGATCACGCTAACCACGGCGGAATTCGGCATGATCGGGGCGGGGCTGCGCGCCGCCACCGCTTCAAGCGCAGCTTCAAGCGCGGCTTCGCGCGTGGCGCCGCGTTCAATCTGCGTCAGCGCAAATTCGGCCGGTAGGCCGTTGCGTTCGGCAATGCCGCGCACGTCAGCAATGGAAGCCGCCGCCGGGGCAACCGGAGCAACAGATTGGGCCGGGGAATTCCCGCCGGCCTGGGCAATGATATCGGTCATCCCGATCTCCTTGGCTTGTGCCAGCGGGATTGCTGGCGGGTTTTGAACTTCCGGCGCCGCTACAGGCACCGCATCGCGCGCCGCGCGCACCAGCCCACAAAAGGCTGCGGGCGCGGCGGCGTAACGATTCGGGTCAAGCGCCGCGAAGGCGCGAATTTCTGCGGGTTCTGCCGCTTCACTGGCGAAACCTTCCGCCACGGCCATATCGGCATCAAACCAGGTTTCGGCACGCATAAGCGCGGCCACAGTTTCTTCATTCTTGCCGGATTTGGCTGCATAGGTGCGGCGATAGGCGGCACTGATCTGGTCCAGCACATCGGCCTGCTGGCGCATGCTTTCCGCATCGCCCAGCGCACCGCCCCAGGCTTCATGGATCATCAGGAAGGCATTGCCCGGCATCACAATCCGGTCGCCCGCCATGGCAATAAGGCTGGCCGCTGATGCGGCGATCCCTTCCACAATCACGGTCTTCGGCCCGGCATGGCGCGCCAGCATGTTGTGGATGGCAATGCCCGCCAAAGCATCCCCGCCATAGGAATTGATTGAAATGGTCAGCGGCTGATTGGCGGAAAGCTTTTTCATTTCCGCCGCCACACCAGCGGGCGTAATATCCCAACCCACATCACCCAACAGCGAAAGCACCGCGGCCTGTTCGGCCGCAGCGCGCATTTGCACTGGCATGGAAGCCCCCTTTAAGCGTTTGTGGCCGCAAGCCCCGTGGCGGCGATTTCAATGGCGGAATTCACCGCCGCATCCTGCGCGCCGCCGGAAGCATTGGCGCGGCGCGGGTCAGCATCCAGGATCAAGCCCAAATCATCATGCAGGGCGTTATCATCGGCGATCTGCTGCGCGATGGTGGTGGGGTCATAGCCCTGTTCCGTCACCGCCTGGCGCCAGGTCTTCAGGCCCATGCGGATCATGGCCTTGGTCGCCAGCGCGTCCTTCATCGGGTCCACAAATTCAAACACAGGCGGGCCCCAGGCCACCGGGTAGGCGTGCGGCGCCGGCGACAACACACCAGCACCAAGCGCGGATGCCACCCAAGCGCGCCAGATCGGTTCGCACATCCCCGGGATCAGCAAATGCCACTGGTCTTGTTCAAGCTGGCGCTTGAACGCCAGGCGCCCGGCGCGGAGCGATGAATAATTCGCGCCGGAAAGATCACCCGTCAGCAAATCATAGGTCAGGCCATAGGCCGCCGCGATAGCGTGCAACTGGTGCTTGGCCAATTCATTGAAGCCACCCGTGCCTGACGGCGTGGCGAAGGAAACATCTTCACCGGGCAGCAGCCGTTCAATCATGCCGGGGGAGAAGGTTTTCAGCGCATCGCCGGTTTCGGAATCAGTCCCTTCCAGCGGGCCACGGCCAGGCGCGGCGTCACTGGTAATGAAGGCCGCCAGGCAGGCTTGCACCTTGGCTTGCTGCAGCGCCGCATCTTCCAATTCATCCAGCGCCATCAAGCGTGTGATGACCGGCGCCGCCACTGGCACACCGCGCACCTGGCCGGGGCGCTGCGCCTTGAACAGGTGGATAATGTCGGAAGCCGGCACACGGCGGCGCAGCATGGTACCGCGCCCGAAGGTGGCGGCTTCGCCAGGGTGCCGATCAAACAGCCAATAAGCCACCGGCGTGCCCATGGCGTTATATTCCACGCCATTGGCAATCAGATTGTCTTCCGGCCGGCGCCGTTCTTCATTGTAGGTTTCATCAAGCAGATCAGGTTCCAGCACCTGCAGCGCCAGCGGCACGTTCAAGCCGCGCCGGCGCTGTTCGGCGGGCGTCAGGCGAATAAGCTGGATCAGCACTTCACCCGCTTCAGCGCGCGTGCGGGCCGCCTGCGCTTGCAGCCCATAAAAATCCATCTGCCCCGTGATGTCGCACCGCGCGGCCCATGCTTCAAACGCTGCATCCACCGCCGCATTCACCGCATTGATCTGGTCGCGTTCGTCGCGCGTAGCCATGGGCACAGCTGACCGCGGCGTAATACCGGTGCCGATCTGATAGCCAATTAGCGTATCCAGCGCCGATGCCGCCCAGGCATTGTTGCGCACCAGGTCGCGTGACCTATCGCGCAGCGTCTTCAAGCCTTCCTGCACTTCAGCGCGCGGGCCATTTCCGCTAGAAAGCCGCCCCATGCGGCGGGACCGGCGCGCACCATCATAGGCCGCCTGGATGCCCTGCAGCGCCAGGCGCGCGCGCGCACGGCGCAGCGCGGCTTCCGGCGCAAGGTTGGCAAGCAGGCGGTCAAACCACATGGCGGTTCAGTCCCTCACAAAAGCTGAAAGGGTGGTGCGGTTCATCGGCACGGAAAGTTCGCGGCGCAGCGCGGCGATGGCTTGGCTCATTTCCGTGATGCTGCGATATTTCACTGTTCGGCCATCGGAAAAGCGCACTTCCATCACCGCGCCGTTCTGCGCCATGGCGGCGGTCAGCGCGTCTATATCGGCCTGCGTCGCCATGATGATACCTTTCAAATCCAGTCTGATCGGCGTTCAAACCAGCCGCCGCTTCGGGGGGGCGCGGCGGGTTTTGGTTGTGGTGGCGGCGCTGGTTCAACAGCGGCCAAGGTCTTCAAATCGGGCTGCCAAAGGGCGGCCATATCGGCTTGCGCATCTTCGGGCCTGCCCACGCGCTCAGCGATCAGCTTTTCCCAATGCGCGTCAGTCAGGTTCGCGGTTTCATGCCGGGCCAAGGCGCGGGCATAAACGGCGATATCCCACTGTTCGTTCCGGGGCCGCACCTTGCGCCACTCGCGCCTGGTGAAGCCCGCACGGTTGCCAATTTCCACACAGGCTTCGGCGGTGATCTGTTCGAAAAAGCCCATATCCAGGGCTTGCGGAAAATGCGCCGCGCCCTTCGGCCAGGCGCCGGTAGCGTCAGGCCCCATTTCCGTGAGCCTCAGCGCTGCCGCAACTTCCGTCTTCAGATCCCAGGTACCAACCGGCCACAACATGACCGATCCGATTTTCTTGCCGTTATAGTCAACATCTTGCGGCTTCGGCATGCCAAGCGGCGGCTCACCCCACTTCGCCCGGCCATCTAGCGCCATGATGCGCGGATCGCGCCGGGCGGCGTGCCGGCGGGCGTAGGAATAAACCCGCTGCGGCAAATAGCCCGAGTCAATGCCGTAACAAATCGGCGCCCATTCACGCCCCCAGGCGTCGCAGTAGCGCTTGGCAATCACTTCATCCAAGGCAAGCCACACCGGATCAAGCGCCGGGTCACCTTCCAGAATGCCACCATCCACCCACCAGGAAGACAGGTGCCTATCCCAGCCATAAACGCCCCATTCCAGCCGATCCCCCTGCACGTCAACCGCGCCGGTCAGGAACAGCACGCCGGGCGGGATGCGCCGCGGCGGGTAGGCTTCGCGCCGGCGCCACAACAATTCGTGGCTCGGCAAATCGTAACGCGGCTCATAAGGCAAGCCCAACACCTGCTGGGTGAAAACCTTATCCAGCAGCGGATCATCCTGGCTGCGTTCGCGCTGTTCCGCGACCCAGGCCCAAGACACGAAAGGCGAATACAGCGCATTCAACGCGAAGCTTGCGTGATGCACCAAAAGTTCCGGCCGTTCATGCACCCATTCGCCAGCGGCCAGCATGCCAGCCTTGGCGCGATGCTCGATCCCCGCACCGCAACCCGAGCAATGATACAGCGCGGCGCTTGGTTCACCTTTTGGCCAGCGCAAATTTTCAAAAACCAGCGGCTGCTTCGTGCCGCATTCAGGGCAGGCCACGTGAAAGCGGCCTTGGCTGCCATCTTCATACCGCGCCGAAATGCGGCATTGGCCTTTGATGCCGGGCGTAGATGCCGCGGCGATTTTCTCCCGGCCTGTCCAGGCAATGGAGCGGGCTTCGGCCATGGCGACTGGATCGCCCCGGCCATCCACATCCATCGGAAATTCTGAGACTTCATCCAGCAGGATCACCCGTTTGGTGACCATCTGCAGGCCCTTCGATGAATTGGCCCCGGTAATGTCTATGTTGCCGCCGGCGAATACCTTGCGCCTGGTGGTGCTGCCCGTTTCGTCCCGCGATACCAGCGCCCGGACCTTGGCCGATACCACAGGGCTATTCGCCAGCAGCGGTTCCAGCTTGTCGCGGTTGAACTTCGTTGCTTCGTCCAGGCTGGGCAAAACCCAAAGAACGGTTGCCGGTGTTTCGGCGATAATCTGCCCCGCCAGGTTTAGCAGCGCCATTGTCTTGCCGACCTGCGCGCTGGCCATCAGCGTCACGCGCCGCGCCGGATGCGCTAGGCTTAGGGCATCCATCACATCGCGCAGATAAGGCACGCGGTCAGTACGCCAGCGGCCCGGGAAAGGCCCTTCTTCCGGGCCCAGCACGCGTTCCGCATCAGCCCAGGCCGAAACCAGCCGTTCGGGCGGAGAAGCCAAGCCCCGCGCCCAAGCCCGGCGAAGCACCGGGCCGGGATCAGGCAGCGCTTGGAACATCTGCCGCACTCAATTCATTTGCCAGCCCATCTAGCGCCCTGCGCAGGGCCTGCGTGATGGTGGCCTGGATGGCAATTTCATCACCAAGCCTGGCACAATCCGCCGCCACTTCCTGCGGGATCTGCAGCAGCCGATCGCGCAGCTTGCGGGTTAGGTCTTCATGTTCCGCTTCAACGCGGGCCGCTTCCAGCAGCTTCTTCTGCTGGCGCCCAAGTTCCAACTCGGCAAGCTGGGCGTCAGCGGCCATCTTGCGCAGCCGTTCCGCCGCTAAGCCCGATTCGGCGTCACCCGCCGGCATCGCGGCGGGGCCGGAAGTCTGCATCACGGGATCAAGCCCGGAAGCCCTCAGCGCCTGGTACTGCGCCAGATCAATCTTGCCGTCAGCGCCCACCAGGTTATGCGCCCGCGCTTGCCGCGACACCGTGCTTTTATGCACGCCCACATGCGCGGCGATTTCCGTCACCGTCATGCGCATGCCTGAAACCCTTGTGTTGCCTTACCCGCAACCGAAACGCCCGCGTTGCACCTTTTCCGCAACCACTCACTACCAATCTCGCGCGCGCTAGCTGCCCGCATACGGTTGAGGCCAGGGAGGACCCGCGCGGCTGGCACGCGGCTTGCGCAGGCTTGGCGAGGTGTCGGAAACGAAAACGCCCAGAGGGCGCCGCCGACTTGGCGCACTTCTGAGCGATATGTATTCATTGCCCCGAAACGTGGCGAGAAGTCAAGCGGGAATTTTCATCCACCCCCCATCCCGCGCATTGAGCGTACCAGGCCAGACTTTGCCGCAGCCTGGCCAGCGCATTGCGCTGGTCAATGCACAGCACATCCGCCACCTGCCGCACCCCCTTCCCCTTCACCACCACCAGGCGCGTCAGATCCTCCAGCGTTTCATCTGACCGCCGAGGCAAGCGCCGCGCTGGATGACGCCGCGCCCAGGCGCGCCACGGCCCGAACCGCTCACGCTCCGCCTCCTCGATGCTGAGCAGTTCTCCCGTGCCATCCGTCCCGGCCGGCAGCATTTCCCGGAATTGGCTGCGCACCATCGGCATGCGCCCGCCATCCAGGTATTCCACCACCAACCTGATTTCCTGCGCCGCCCGATGTTCCCCCAGCGTGATCTTGCCCGCGTCCATCAGCCCCGCCAGCTTATCCGCCCGCAACACCCGCTGATGCACCACCCGCCGCGCCAGCCCTTCCGCAGCCCGCAGAGCCGCCTGCGGGTCGTAGTCAGCCGGAAACCTGAAAGACGGGTCTGGACGGCACTGGGCTGCCACAGCGCGGGCTTCTTCGGCCATTGCACGGGCATGGGCCGATTCAATCACGCGCTGAGCCATACCGTCCCCAGTCACCCATGACTCGCCCGGCTGGACCACGCCAACCCCCAAAGTGATCCCCTTAACCGCCCTATGTTCCGCCATATCGCCGCCCCTTTCGCTGAATTGTCCCGCCCAACCAGAAACTGTCCCGCCCTTTGTCCCTTATCTATCTATCTATCTATCTGATTTTATTTATTATTATACATACCGGGACAAGCGGGACATGCGGGACACACCTATTTCCTAAATGCGCGCACATGTGACGCGCGCACACACATGAGGAAGTGCCCTGTCCCGCTTGTCCCGCTGTCCCGCATCTAGGCTTTTCAATGACTTACCCGCTTCATGCGGGACAAATCACACCTTCAGCGGGACAAATAGCGGGACAGTTCAATCCATCCCGAACCCCTTTGCCGCACCGGAAGGCAGCAATTCGGGCGCCAGCCACACCGCCTGAGCCCTGTCATTCTCCCCAGAAAACCGCACGCGGGTCTTGATCGGC